GGGTTTTTAATCCTCTTTTTTCTGCCTGTTCCTTCCACTCATCTATGTTTCCCTCAGTGTCATCGGAGGGTTCCCCAGGAGCCTTTCCTATTAATTCTTCCATGGTTATTTCCTTTTGGTCTAAAGATGCACCAAGAGCCTTTACTATTGCTGTTGCTTGCATTCCTATGTGCAATCTCTCCAGGTATTCTTCCTGTTCCTTGCGGCTTTCTATTGATGAAAGAAAGTTTTTTATTCTACAAAAAGTCAATTCTTCAATGGCTGACACTGACCAACTATATTCACTAGCCAATGTATCAATAACATTATCAAAATTATAAAAAAAGGATATTACCTCTTTTGTAAACCAGTCTGAATCATTGACATAAATGGTGTTGCCACCTTTTTTATTCCAGTAAAATTTACTTCGATAAACGCACCCACCAATTCTTCAAGTTCAGAAGGATATGCATTGTCTATATCTTCCTGGGTAATCACCGGAAAGACTTTAATAAGGTTAGGTCCAAGAATATTATTTACTACTCCTGTAAGATCATTGGCGGTATTTGCTTTTAGTGCCACATCCGCCTCAGTGGAGATGTCAGCAAATAATTCTTTTAGCTCAAAAACCTTTTTCTCTTTAATTGTAATATTTTTTTCATTTATCGTTACTTGTTTACTTCTCATTTATTTAACCATCCCTTCTATATTTCGTGATAGTAAAGTGCTCCATCACCTTCGATGTCTACTGCTTCTTTTACTACATCATCTGCGGCCTCGGTTATGCTGTTTTTCTTTAAATATATATAACCCTCGTATCTTTTGTTCGTTGTGTTGTCTACATAAAGCGCTAAGATTATGCTTTTCCCTAACAACCCTAAATAAGTTGAATCGGCCCAATATCCATCTGCGGATCCGCTCCATGATTTTATGGTCGGAAATTGTTCTTTCCATCCATTTGAAGCAAAGGTTGTAACGTCTTTTAGATCCAGGTTCACGTCAAGTTTCCAATTAAAAAAAGTAGCACATTGCACTACTGTGAAATAATTACCTCCTGCGGTTACAACGTCTGTATTTATAAGAGCCGGATTGAAATTTACGACCCCGCCGGCATAATCAATCGTGAATCCTGTGGTTATGGTGGCTCCATTTTTCTTTATTACCGCTGGGACCGCTTCATCCCAAAATCGTTTAGCTGCTGCAGTTATTTTGTACTGAGTCCAGGTTGCATTTGCAGTCATTGCCTCTCCTGTGAAAACGGTGGAAGCTCCGCCATTGCTTGCATATACTGCACCCAATTTGCCTGCTATTGACATTTAATCACCTCCTGAAATAAAGTTAGTAATTGCTTTTATGCATAAACTAATGCACCGGTGCCTTCTATGTCTGCAGAAAAGGTTACAACGTCATCTACTTGCTCACCTATTGATATCTTTTTAATAAAGGCTGTTCCTGTGTAGGTATGAGTACCATCTACTCCGAATACTCCGGACACACTTGTTCCACCAAGCAAAGCGTCTTGAAGGGCCTTTTGCCCTGTCGCATCTCCTGAAACATTCCATTGTCCGTCTGCGGTACCTGACCATGATTTGATTGTCGGTGCCTGTTCCTTCCAACCTGCTGATCCAAAGTTCGTCACGTCCTTTAAATCTAATTGTATGTCTAATTTAAAACCCTTAATGTTAGCCACTGTGTTTGCACCCAACTTAAAACTTCCTGTTTTACCCGCTACAAATGACATTTAAATCATCTCCTTACATCATTTTTATAACTTTAAAATTTACACTGAATTCCCAGCGCTTTAAATCATCCTGCCCCAAACCAACCGGGCTTTGTTGTGCTACAAAATTCATTAACCCAGAAACACTTGTATTTCCATGCAGTTTTTTATATATTGCATTTATTTTATTCCTGGTAGTCGCATAATCAGTACCCCTGCACATAATTTGCAGTCCTGGATATTCTACATTGTTATTATCGAATGTCATTCCTGGCTGAAAGCCTGTGGTCTCATACAGGCATGTCAAATTGTCCGGAGTTGCTGGCATTGAACCTTTATAACAATTAGTTGTTATTTCAAGTCCCTGTGCGACTATATAATTTTTTATTTCATCAAGCAAGTTGCTCACCTACTTTAAAGATTTTTTAATTTCCTCTGCTATTTGATTTATATATTTGTCATAATTCTCCCTGAAAGGCTGTTCTAAATATTTAGCCTGGCCACCCTTTGGATGCTCATATTCAAGGTGTTCATGCTGCTTAACTGCATATGGCTCTTCGAATCCAACCGAAGCGATATTATTTTCTATTTTTACACTTCCACTACCTCTAAGATCCCCAAGATCCAAAGGAGCAAGCTCTACCGCTTTCCCCAGTAAGTCAAGAGCCACTAAGTTTAAAGCTTTTCCACCTGTATAATCAATTCGTTTCAAGGCATCATTAAAACCTTTCTCTAATGACTCTAACCCTTCTAACCCTGATAAGCGATCACTCATACCAAACTCACCTCATATCCTTCCAAGGAATCTAACATATCCATAGATTTAACAGATACAACCACTCTGCCATTAAATAAATCGTCTACCTTTATGGCGTCATCTGTAAAAACGGTGGACATAGAAACAACCTGGACCCCATTTTTATCTCTTACAAGTTTCATCTTATCAACTATTCTGCAAGGTATTGTTTTCGTGGTATAGGTAGGCTGATTATAATCATCAGTACTGGTTATATGTTTCCATTCTCCAGTTGTATCATAGTAATCTGACATCATACTATTACTCATGATATAACCACCCCACCACCTATAAAGTCAGCTAGAAGTTCCTTGGCCTCCTGGGATAAAAATCTTATAGTATCACCTGAGAGAGTTTCAGACATTCCACCCATGTTAAAGGACTTAACTCCTTGTTTTTGAAGCATAACTCTCTTAGAATTGCCATACTGTAATAACGCCAATGCTTCCTCACATGTTGCGTCTAAAACCTCCTGCGGTACTGATTCCTGAATATACCAGCCAGGTCCATAATTATACTGCTTTGTGCTTATGTTTATGTTATACATTCCATAATGCCTGGGCTCATAGCTATAAATCATCCGTGGAAACTCCATTACCTGATTTACGTCTATCTTCTTCCCTCTTAAAGGCTGCCTATCTATTTTTTTAGTAGCCATTATTAAAGCTTTTGCTTTATCATCCGCTACAGCATTTGTCCATGCATCTGCAAAAAGTCTATTGTCAAAATATGAGGTAGCCCCAGTTATATCAATATAACTGTTTTGACCTACCGTTAAAGCCACTGTCATTTAATCACCCCCACATATGGAGAAAAGGGGCATTTAAGCCCCTCCATTAACCTTCAAATCTACAAGCAAGTTCAGGAGTAAGAGTCTTTACTCCGCACAAGAAGTCGATTGAAATTGTATCTTTCTTGGCCTGCATATCGTATCCAGCTACAATTCTACAGCTAATTCCATTAAAGGAAATACTATCAGCGAAAGCAGCTCCCATTGGTCTTTCCAAAGGTCTACTAACTAATGCAAAAGCATTGTGATGGAAAGCTAGGTTATGTCTAGTCTTTGCTGAATATGTTGCTACTGAACCAGCTGGAGAAGTTAATAATGCTGGATAGATAGCTAATGCTGCAATGGATCCTGCTGCAGCTACTGCATTTGCAGTTACTACATATTGATTCCCATCAATAGTAATCAAATCACCTTTATTAAGAGTTCCAGTTGTGGGAACTACAGAAGCTAATGCAACTGTTGAATTTCCTAATGTTCCAGTAGCGTTACCGGCAGTCACTGTACCTGGTATAACATTTTTAATATTTTGGTCCATATATGCTGATAATCCCATTAGATCGTCACCAACACATGCCTTTCTCAAAGCATCAGTACTTCCTGACTTACTGGCATGGATTATTTCAGGTAATGCAACATATTTAGATTTAGTCATAGGATCTATTACTATATTTCTTGAATCTGTTGGAACTTTGTTTTGATTCATTACCATATCTACATTAGCCCAGTCCTGCATAGATGGAGTTCCACCAACCGATGCAAAATAAGGTATATCGGTATAAAGACTTGCAAGTAATGCATCTAGGTATTGTGCATGTGCCCTCATTGCAGGCTGAATAAACTGAGATGAGAAGTCCTGAATGCTTAAAGCAAGTTCTTTAGATCCTGCTGCAAAAGATACGTCGACTATTTTGTCCATTTTAACTGCAACGCTTCCTTCAGTTGCATCCTGTACATTTATAGAAGATCCATTGTATTCATTTGCGGTGAAAGTTGCTGGCTTTCTTACTGTTATTGTATCACCAACTTTGGCAAACTCATTTGAAAAATCTCTATGAACTAATCCTGCAAAAACCATGTTGTTTTGAAGCACCATAATTGCTTCTTTTGCTATAATACTTGGTGTTAATA